CGTCCTCCACTTCTGGGCAGTCCAAGCCTTCAAAGATTGTTGCGGGGCTTTCACGACTTATACCCCTGACTATTCTCTTTTAAGTACACTACTGCGGCCTCAAGAATTTCAATTTTGTCTCTTGCGTGCCCCAAAACTGTATTACATGGATTACAAAGTAACCCTCTTACTTTGCCAGAACTGTGGCAATGATCGACATCTAGTCTTTTACCAAGTTCTTCTTCTGTAATACCACAAATCATACAGGAATAGTTTTCAGCCTCACGCATAGTCTCCCACTGTTCATACGTCATGCCATAACGCAGACGCAGTTTTTCAGACTTTCTATTACGCGAGGTCGTCGAACTTTCCCGTCTGTACTCTTGATGACAAGGCTTACAACGGGCGCTTAAATAATGTCTATCAGTCCAACGATCAAAAAACTGATAAAAATCAACCTCGTCTTTTTCAATCCCGCATAAACGGCATAATTTAGTCACGGTATGACCCGCCCCGCCGCTTATATTCTTTTGCTAATAACTGACTCTTTCTCGCGCTCCACTGCCCTGCTGCCGTACCCTGAACCGCACTATTCTTAATACGATTGAACAGGGCTTTACGCATTCCCGGCTTGGTGTAGTTTCCGGCCTCGTTGACCTTCGACTCCCCGCCCTTCTTAAAGGTGCGGATCGGCTTCCCAGTACCCTCAACAGGTTTAGAGTCCCCACGGCGTTTGGCCCTAGGAACTTTACTGGGAGCCACAATCCCCATGCCGCGAGAAGGCATCATTAGACAAACTTGCCCTTGGTCTTGCCTTTTACAGCGCAGCCATCAGCACGCTTGGAAGCGGAACCAACCGAACCGCCACCAGCATATCTCTTAACCTTTCCACGAGCGTATCGGCGCTTCGGGCCACCCACATCGTAGTCGCCCTGCTTTAAGGTTTTCAGAGCCTGAAGATCCGCCTCTTCATCAGCGGACATACCGCCTGCTGCATACTTTTTCATTAGCACTTACCGCCGTAAGCCATCTTGACTACCTTGCCCTTGGTCTTGCCCTTGCTGGCAATGCCATCAGCGCCCTTGCGGTACGAACCAGTCATACCACCACTGGCCATCTTCTTCATACCGGCTTCTTTCATCTCGTGCTTGAGCATAGACTTCGGAGCGCCTTTCTTCTTCATGAAAGCCACTTCCTTCTTCATCATTGACTTTGACTCTTTCACAGAACCACCTTTTTTGTACATGGGTTCAAATTCCGGAAGCGGACGAGCACGAACAGGGGCTTCGCCACGTCGCTCACGGGGCATCAATCTTTCACGTTCTGGACGACGAATCATTTGGATTTACCTTTGAATTTACGGCCCTTGTCGGCCTTCATGAACTCTTTCCCCACTTTCGTAGGGATACCCAACCGCTTAGCAGCCTTCGGATCGTTAGCGACCAAGGCCATCAAACGATGTTGTTTGCCGGACTTACTTGGCACGGTCTTTCCACCGGGAAATAATGTCCTTCACCGTATCGGTTTCGTAGATACGGATGCTCGTCCACACAATTGTGATTAGTGCTGCAACTGACGGGAGCATATCTATCAACGTCCCTACTACAGTGAAGACCGAAACTGCATCGCCAACGGTCTTAACGATCTCTTGACTCTCTTGCTTCATCTTCAGCAGTTCCATGCGCGAAGACTCTTATTGATCCGACTGTTTGGGTCTTTGGCGGTCTTAGCACTTGTGAGCTTCCGCTTCATACCCTTCATCCGGGCACAGAAAGAGTCACGTCGGGGGCCACCTTCGGGTTGTGGTCGCTTCAACCCCGGCTTACCGGGGTTTGCACGGTTGTAGGAAGCACGCCCTGCGGCGTTCAACCCACCCTTCGGGTTTTTACCTTCTTTACGCTGCCAAGCGGGTGACTTAGGCATAAAACACCATCACCGAGGCTACGTCCGTGATATCAACATAAATGTTGGTCTGGAACAGTAGACCTTCGCCGGGTACGAGGATGTAATCAGGTGCCGTAGACGCAGCAAGGGTATTTACGGTCGCTTTGACCGTACCCGAAGCACCGCCGTCCTTGAACACCACACTGCCTGCACCGGCTGCGGGGATGATGTAGATAGCCTTTACGCGATTGCGCCCGAGAGAATTGCCTGCCTGATCAGCAAGAAGTCCATCGGTAGTCCGGACCGCACTAGCTAATACATCTGTTTGCATAGCCATTAGCGGCTCCTATTAAGCAGCCAGTACGATTACACCGTACGTTGCAGCGGCGGGGTCTACCGGGGAACCAGTAATGTTGCTAGCACGGATCGTGACCGTATTAGCAGCGGAGACGAAAGCGTTGAAGACGAGGCCAGCAGCGGGTGCAGCCGGAAGCGCCATAACCACCTCATCGCCAGCAGCAGCGCCGGTCACCGTGATGGTCAAGTCAGCCTGAGAAGCCGCGCTGATTGAACCGAAGTTCAGCGAAGCCGAAGCCGAAAGAACCTTAGAAATAGTAGCGCCGGAGCCAACGATGAAACCGTTTTGGGAAACTACCGGGCCAGAGAAAGTTGTAACTGCCATTTTAAATCCTCACATGCAAGTCACGCGGCAGTCTGCATGTCGTCAGCCGGGTCTGTCTGCCACGCTAAAAAATGGTCCCCGGATTGCCACCTGTATACGCCTCATGAGAAGAGGTGTCAACGAGTTGATTGGACTTTTTGAGGTTCTCTTCCTGCGTAATAACTCGAAGATTCCAAGGCACATGTAGGCCGCAGACTAACTCAGATCTGAGCGGAACTATGTGGTCTACGACATACTGCTCACCAGTAGTTTTGGTCATGGTGATGGCTATTTGATATAGCGCACGCATCTCACCTTTCTGTGTTCTAGTAAGCCACTTAGGAGTTGCTTGACGGTGCTTCCTACGACGGTTTTTTGTATCGGCGCGAAGTTGTAGAACATTATTTCGTTTCCACGCATTACGATACTCACGTAAGACTGCTTTAGGGCGGGTAGCTGCGGCCTGAATAACCTTCTCTCGATTGGCTATATACCAATCGTTCTTTCTATCCTTAACCTGTATGCGAGCGTTGTACTGTTGGAAGTACTCAGCACGAGTGACGTTAGCTTTCTCCCACTCGACTTTCAGGCATTCGACACAAGCACCTTTAGTTTTACGAGGAGCTATATGCCCGTGTTTGCACGGTTCTCCAGTGAAGTAGTACTTAGCGCCCGTAGCCTTAGCTTCAGCGCGGGATTTGGGGAGCTTTGACGTATCCATAATCGACTCCGTAACTTAGCTACGGGTAATGGTACTAGCTCTAAACCAACAGCGCAAGAACAAAAAGAAGGGGCCCGAAGGCCCCTTCCCAAACACATAAGTGCTTGATTTATCAGGAAGCGCCCGGCGAACCGAACATGCCCAGCGGGTCCGACCAGCCGAAGCTATAACGCTCGCGGCTCTTATAGCGCACGTTTCCGGTGTCAAAATCACCATCCATGGAATTCTGCAACGGGGTACGCACAAAGTGCTTCATGCCGTTCGGAACGTCGGTCGTCAAGAACCAAGCGTTCGTGTCGGTCAAGAAGTGGTTAACGGTGTAGCCACCGGGGATTGAACCCATCGCCTTCAGCGCGTTGATGTCGTTGTCAGCGGTCGCAACACGGAGTTCCGTATCGAGAAGACGCTTGGCAGTAAACATCAAAGCCGGGGGAACGATGAGCTTGCCGGGCTTCGCAGCGATGAGCAAACCACGCTCGTCGGTCCAACCAGCGATCTGAATGACAGCCGCTTCCAACGAAGTCTCGTTGAGGTCAGAAGCCGTCAAACGGTTGCTGTTGACACCGCCCGAAACAAGCGGATGCGAGGCCGAGAACAACGGCTGACCGTCACCACCAGCGTAGCTAGCCGAGAAGCCGTTGTTAAGGACCGAGGCCGCCTTAACCTGCTTCGTGTACGCCATAGCGCGAGCAAGAGCCTTCGTGTAGCGCTTGCTGAGCGAGTCGTACAGGTTGTCTTCAACCGCTTCTTCCGTGATGGAGAAGCCGAGAGCGATGGTCTCGTGGTTGTAACGAGCCGTCCAAGCTTCCTGCGCGTTATCGTACGCAATGGCTTGACCTTCCGGCTTGACCGGGGCAGCGGAGAATCCGCTCAGCTTCGTCTCTTCTTCGAAGGAACGCTCGGAGGTCTCAGTCTCGTAGATCTCCTTGTGCTCTTCGCCATACTGCTTGTACTCAAGGCCGAACAGGGCATTCAAGCCCGGCAGGAGCTCCTTAAGTAATTGTGCACGTGAAATAGCCATGTCTTAAGACTCCTATTAGGTGCCCGACGCGTTGTTATACGCGTGGTAGCCAGCGTTGAACTTGACGATAAACTCGACAATGTTTCCGCTGCTGTTGGCAGTGTCCACAACCACGTCAACCACACGGAACGGCAGTGAAGTCGTCACGTTGTTGATGTAGATGCCCATCTTGCTGTCACCCGTGACCGAAGAGCCCGTGTTGAGCACGAGTTCCGCGTTCGTACCAAACGAGTTGGCGCGGGAAACATAAGCCGGGAGAAGGCCGCCAGAAGCGTTGTTCGCAACGTTGCTCGTCACGTTCACAACCTTGAAGAGAGCGTTCGGGTCGTCAGCAACATACGCAACGATGTCGTCAGCGACGACACTGCCCGGATAGTACTGCGAGAAAAGCTTCTGCTTCGTGGTCGGGTTCGTGTACGAACAGCCGAGGAACACGCCGATGACGCCCGCAATCGGGGAGGCATCGTTCTGAAGGGTCGTGATGATGACATTTCCCGACGAGTTCAACTGAACCACATCGCCGTTATAGATGGCGGTGCCGTAGTTGCTACCAATCGGAATCTGTCGCGTAGCACCAGCAAACGGCAAGCCACCGATCAAATTGACCGGCTTCAAGCCATAGGGTGCATCAACAGTGGGGTAAGCCATTTGATACTCCTAAAAGTGGGTTTATTTGCCTTTACCAAACGAGACCGTTGTCTTTCTGTCGTTAAACAGCGGCATACGTTCATCGCTCAGTCTCATAAAGTTATTGTCTACAGACTGCATCTGGGACTGCGCTTGGCGAGCGTAATACTCATCACGCTGCTTCATCAGTTCAGCCGGAGCCTTGCAGAGCAACAACCCGCCAATCTCAATGTTGTCCTTAAAACGACTATTGGGATCAGCTTGCATCATCAGTTTGGGCTGCTCAGAAGCCTTTACAGGTTCCCAACCTTCCCGAAACTTTGCGGATGTATTCGACGGGTCAGCCTGACCCATAATCGAAATCCGAATCCAACGGAACACCCAACCTTCCTGCGGCTCCGGTTCAGGGAGCGTTTGGGGCGGGGCCCACGTCATCTTTCGTTGCGCGGATTCGCGGGTTTCAAGTTCACGAGCGAGTCTATTCTCAGCCATTTTAGTTAGCCTCCAGCTTCATAAGTTCACGTGCGTACTGTTCATTGCTCAAACCAAGTTTCTTGGCAATCGCAACTTGAGTCGGTGTCAGGCGGACCTGACGCGGCGCGGTTCCCCGCGTTACCGGAGCCACAACATTGGCTGCTTTTTGTGCGCGGGGCTTCTCCTGTTTAGGAGCCTCCTCCGTCGATTGCTCAGCGTCGTCCTCGAAAGCCTCGGGGAATCGCTTACGCATGGTCTGGTCGATTTTGCTGTAGTAATCATCACTACGCGGATCAACCCCCGACCTGACCAATTTTTCGTGCAGTCCAAGTGCGAGGGCGGTCATCTCCTCGTCAGCCCCAAACCAAGTATTTTTTGCCCGCCATGACTCGGCTTTTGCGTCCGAGGTAGGGGCAGACTGTGCTGGGGCACTTGCCTGTTTGGTCTCTTGTACACTCGATTCTTGCTTTTGTAAAGCGGGCTTAAATCGCTCTACTTCCTTAATACGCATTTTTGCGTCAGTAAGGGCTTCCTGAGCCTCGGTGATTTTCTCAGCGTCACCCGATTCGTAGGCTTGCTTGAGGCGTTCTTTTACAGCAGCCAAGTCATTAGCGGCCGATTTACTTGCCTCTTCGATGTAAGCCTTCTGACCGAGGGTGACCTTTTGCCGAAGCTGCCTAATCTCTTCCTCACGGGCTTGGGCAAACTTGAGGGCTTCCTCACGCTCACGGATAGCCCGCTCTTTCTCACGACGCTCGTCGTGCCAGACTTTCTTC